GTGGATGACCAACTACGAACTGGTGTACAGCCATCCGGAACTGATGATTCCATGGTATCCTATATTGGGCTATCCCCCCTATTATCCCCCCGTTCCTCCTCCTTCTCCTGAGAGAATGTGAGTGTTTTGGAGGAGAAGAAGGCTTCTACCGGTAGATTCCCGGTAGAAGTACAGGAAGGACGTGATATTTTGACCCGTGAGGACACGGACAAGCTGTTCGAGCTATTTGCTTTCTACCGTCCTAAAGACCCTCGCCTCAGGGACAATGCTTTGCGGGCTGTTTGGGCGCTGACGCTGGCCCCTTACTCTGTGGACGATGTGCGGGAGGCGGTGGTGAGCTATTTTCGGACACAAAAATACTGGCCTGACCCGACCGACATCTCCTCCCGCTGCCAGCAGCCGGAGACGCCGAAAACACAAAGTTTGCCGACTCCAACTGCCCGTTACATAGACCCCGCGGTCGAGTCCTTGCGGGAGCGGTGGCAGGATCTTCGCCGTCAGCGCCGGGCAGCTGGGGTGCCGGACACTTGGGAAGAGACCAAAAAGGCAGGGCTGACCGCGGCGGCCTGGATGGACATTCTTGACGAAAGGGGCCTTGCCCTGTGAATAAATACGGCAACAAGAAGGCGGTGCGAAATGGCATCACTTTCGACAGTCAGAAAGAGGCCGTACGGTATGACCAACTCATGCTCATGCTGTGCGCCGGAGAAATCAGAGATTTGAAGCTCCAGCCGGAGTTCACACTCCAGGAGGCGTTCACGACACCGCTGGGCGAGCGTGTTCGGGCGATTAAGTACCGGGCCGACTTTGCATACGAGCGCCCCACGGAGCCGGACTGCACAGGGGATGTTCACTGGCTGTCTGTGGTGGAAGATGTGAAGGGCTTCCGAACCAAGGAATATGAGCTTAAGAAAAAGCTCATGGCCGGGCGCGGAATCCATGTGGTGGAGGTGTAGCCCATGATAACCGCAGACCCATACGGCATCAGCGGAGCGGTGGCCCCCTGGCGTAGCCTGGACGCGATGGAGCCGATCGTGGAGCGCAATATCACGGAGCGGGACGCGGAGGAGGCGGCAATCTGTGGACAGTGCCCGCTGCCGGACTGCAACCCGAAAAGAGTTGGCTGCCTCCTGCATACCAGGGCGAAAAAGCCAAAACCGTCCCGCGATTTGCTGGAGCGCATGGCGCTGGACGGGTATGGGCCGGAGGAGATAGCACAGGCCACCGGATACAGCATATCAACCACCGCGATGTACATGAAAGATTTTTTTAAGGCTGGGCCATGTGAACGATGCTCATCCAAGAGCATTTGTGATGCGGCTGGCGGAACGTGTAGCCGCAAAGAGCGATGGAAAGCAGTCAAGGAGGTGCCAAACGGTGGACGATAAGACGCGCGCCCTGCTGGGTGATCACGAGGCGGCTAAGCTATGAGGGTGTTGGTGGCCTGTGAGGAGTCGCAGGAAGTCTGCAAAGCGTTCCGGGCGTTGGGGCATGATGCGTACAGCTGCGACATTGAGCCGTGCAGCGGTGGTTTCCCTCAATGGCACATCCAAGCAGACGCGCTGGAGTTGCTGAAAATGCAGTGGGATTTGATTATCGCCCACCCGCCGTGTACTTACATGACAAAAGCTGGGGCTGTCCGAATGAGAGTAAACGGCGAAATCGTACCGGAACGGTTTGAAAAAGCTATGGAAGCAAAAGCGTTTTTTATGAAATTCTATGAGGCGGAGTGCCCCCGAATAGCGATTGAAAATCCTACGCCGATGAAAATAGTTGGCCTTCCACCGTATCAGCAGGCAATCCAGCCGTACCAATTCGGGCATCCATACAGCAAAAGAACTTGTCTGTGGTTGAAGGGACTACCGCCGCTTATGCCAACCGAGATTATTTTGGAGCATAAGCCTTATGTCAATGGTGGATGTAAGGACGCTCACGGGAATTACAGGCGATTCCAGGGGCGCAAAGAGCGTGATCCTAAAACCCGCTCCAAAACATTCGGAGGAATTGCCAAGGCTATGGCCCAACAGTGGGGAGGTATCTGTGGTGGATGATATCAAATTAGCCCTGCTTGGTGATAATGGTTCTTCCTGTTCGTATCAAGGAAGGTTGAGCGGAGGAGATGGAGATGCTGGAGGGGATGGAATGAAAGAGCATTGGAAACCGGTGAAAGGATTTGAAGGAAAATATATCGTTTGTAACTGGAGGCGCTGAACAATGACAAAAAATGAATTTATAGCCCTAATTGGGCAAGACGTAGTTGTAGACTATCCATTTGGTCGAGAACTCCAGCGGTGGAGCATGAAAAACTTTTATATCGATGGAAATGGCGAAGTCAAACATAATCGTCTCACGCTTATTATGGATGCTTTTATTGCCAACGCAAGATATCCCCACAAAGGGAAGCCCACGCATGGTTAAGGAGGCGCTGAAAGATGGGGGCGATTGATTCGGATGCGCTAAAGGAGTATATCAAGAAAACAGATTTAACCGCTGTTGAACGGGGTGCGCTTTTGCAGGCGATCTCTAATATGCCCACCCTCACCCCGCCGAACGAGCCGCTGACGCTGGATAAAAAGCGTATGATTGCAAAATCGTGTTTGCATTACAGCAAATCGGGGAGCTGTACCCTTCGGGGATATGCTCCATTAGATTGTCCAAGGTGCAAAGAGTGGCAGAGCAACGAGTCGAACGAGCCGCTGACGCTGGAGGAGCTGCGGGAGATGGACGGGGAGCCGGTATATATTATCGCAAAGGATATGGGTATAGCAGAATGGAATGTGATCACAGGAAAAGAACCTATTGCCATTGCTTACGATTGTCCAATGCCTGGATTCAAGAGCGTGGTGGAGGGCATCGCGTTCGCCAATGGTAGGGCGTTTCGCGCTGGAGCTTACGGGATTACCTGGCTAGCCTACCGCCGCCCGCCGGAGGGAGAAGCCAATGCTTGAGGTTTGTCCCATTACACTGAAAGAGGCCAATGCCTTTGTGGAGCAGCACCATCGGCACCACAAGCCGGTCACGGGCCACAAATTTTCCATTGGTTGCACCGACGGAGAGAAAATCGTCGGCATTGCTATTGTAGGTAGGCCGGTGAGCCGTTATCTTGATGACGGCTGGACTCTGGAGGTTAACCGCCTCTGTACCGATGGGACGCACAACGCTTGCAGTATGCTCTATGCCGCAGCCTGGAGAGCTGCCAGAGCAATGGGCTACCACAAACTGATTACATACATACTGGACAGCGAAAACGGGTCCAGCCTGCGGGCGGCTGGGTGGAAATGCGTAGGACAGGCTGGCGGGTTGCGGTGGACGGGGAAACGCCGGCCAGAAGTTGATCTATGCCCCGCCCAGATGAAAATCAAGTTTGAGATTGACGATGGGAAGCAGGTATCGCCGTGAGACACCAATACACACGCGCAGAACTGGAATCCATTACCCAGGAGACGGCAATCTACATTGAGGGCGCAGGGATAGCCCAGCTCCAATGGGGCGGCCTGGAGATTGCAGAGGGGGTAAAGGACGGGTACCTATACTGCAAGCACATCAAGCCGTTTGCGATGGATCTGTACGACAAATACTGGACAGCCTGGGATAGGCCAGCGGAGGAGGACGCTTGATGGACATTGAGAAGCTGATTGAGCAGCTAAATGGATATTTTGAAGGGAAGGATTTGAAAAGATTCGTTGCGCTTGACGCTGCCACCGCCCTCTCCACGCTCCAGGAAGAAAACGAGAAGCTGCGGGCCGAGCTGGAAAACTACCGTAAAGGCCATTGCTCCGAGGGTGGATGTGCCGCGGAGAAAGACCGGGATGCTGTATTGGCCGAGCTGGAGCAGGTGAAGCGGGAGAGGGATGCGGCGATTAGAGATTTGGAAATGGTGTCTGTCTGCGATACGTGTGTGCACGAGCACGCCCCGTCCTGCCCTGGGTGCAATGACGCTGAAAACTGGGAATGGCGCGGCCCGGAGGAGGGGTGAGCATGGAGAGACTGACATACTGGTGTGACAATGGGCATGGTGGTGGAAAATGGTTTGTAGCTATCGATGCCGAAGGAGGAGAAGATTACGGTCCGCACATTGAACGCCTCGCCGCCTACGAGGACACTGGTCTGGAGCCGGAGGACCTAAAGCGGGCATTTAATGAGGATGATGTTTTAAAGCTGGCCGGACAAGCCCTTGGTATAACACCTGAACGCCTCCGCGAACTGGCCCAGGCGCACAAGGAAAATCGGGTATTGCCCGAGGGAAGTGGCTGGTTTGTTACATGTAGCGGGAAGAAGTTGACGGTTGTCATGGACATTGAGGCCGCACTACGGAGGGAGCAGGATGGATAATTATTTCAGTTCAAAAGACATTCTCGACAAGGCCATTGGAACTGATGCCTATTTCCAAATCAAATCTATTCTTTTTAGCCTGAAAGCCGCCGACGTTGCGGAGGTGAAGCACGGGAGATGGATTACAGAAATATGCGAAAGTATAAGTAAAAGAAACCGTCTGATTGAGTATAAAGTGTATTCGTGTTCTGTGTGTGGCAGAAGTAATGGGCGCGTCAAGAAAAGGTACTGCCCAAACTGCGGCGCTTTGATGAAGGAGGACTGACATGGAACGAGCCACAATGAAGGATGAACACGGATATTATCTGGTTGGTGACGGCATTTATAGCGATTGGGGAGTCCTTGAAAAGTTTCGTGGCGATGATATTGACCGCCTCGCTGCCTACGAGGGAACCGGCCTGGAGCCGGAGGAAATAGAACTGATGGAAAAGCAGAGGGACCTTTATGTGGACGCTTGTGGAGGACTCCCCCTTAGAAGAATCCGCGAGCTGGTTCAGGCAGACAAGGAGGAGCGGTGCGACGAGCCGAAAAGAATTACGGTCGACGATGTAAAGCTGATGGTGGCAGCTACCAAGAAAACCACTAGCTGGGATGGGAAAACGGCCTATGACGTCCCGGTAGGAGAGGGGAAGTGCGTCGAAAGCTTCCCGCGGGCAGTAAGGCTCTGGTGCGATTTCTTGGGCGTAAAATTTAAATGGAGGTAGTGCAGAATGGCCGATATTATGGTGCTCATAGCCGCCGTGGAATGGATGGTACTTGGTCTGCTTGTCCTGTGGAAGCTCAAGGGGTGGAATCGAAAGATGGAAGAGTTATACGAAGACATGAAGAAACAGTGGGAGGCCGAGCATGAGACTAGTTGATGCGGATAAAGCCAGAGAGTGCTTTGGTGGTGATGGGATGACTGGAGCCGTCATGAAGCGGATGTTTGATGAGTTGCCGACGGTTGACCCTGTTCACGCTGCCGGCGGGTGCTATTGTTTGGAATGCAAGTACAAAGATGAATGTATTCGCCGCATTGAATTTATTGGGAGAAATTTTGTGCTTGAGCAAAACACCTACGAATATCATCCATTGAGTTTCTGCTCCTACGGCCAGCGAAAGGAGACCGACCTAGACGAAGCCATCGAAAAGTACCTGAAAATCAAGGAGGGGGGCCAACATGGACAAGCCGAGAATTTGCGAGGTGCTTGGGGTTGAACCAGAAGAAAAGTTTGAAATTAGAGGGAACACGTTAGGGCGATTTCGTATCAATAAATATGGGACATTCCAGATTGAAATATCAAATGACTGCTGGGGATTCTCCACTGTGGAATGTCTTAACAATCTCATAAATCATCCAGAAAACATCGCCCGCAAGCCCCGCTGGACGGAGCAGGAGGTGGAGAGGGCGAAGGCTATCAAAGTGCTATATCCAGTTGTTAAAACATTGGCATACGTTGATATAGTGGGACAGACATTTTACATGTATGATGACGAAGACAACTATAAGGGCAGTCTTGATAACCTTGATGAAACGTTTCCTACGCTGAGGAGCATAAGGCGGGCCACATTGGACGAGATCATCGGAGGTGCCCAATGAAATCCCCTGAGTGTGTATGCAAAACGTCAGAAGAGTACATTCGTGTTGCGTTAGCTCTAGAAACTCTTGCTTACCATGACAAAAACTACTTAGACAGTACATTCGCAAAGAGCAATGCTGCTATCAGTGAAGAGATACAGGCTTGCTTGCAGAAGGCTTTAACGATGATGGAGGAAAAACAATGAGAGAAATCCTTTTCAAAGCCAAGCGGCTGGATAATGGAGAGGTGCTATATGCGGACACATGGGTATAAAGGAACAGATGTATATCGCCTGTGGGGGCAGATTGTAACAAGATGTGAAAACCAAAACGCCAAAAGTTACAGATGGTATGGGGCGCGTGGGATTACTATGGATGATACATGGAGAAGCGATCCAAAATCTTTTTGCGACTGGGCGATTGCGCATGGTTATAAAGCAGGGTTAGAGATAGACAGAATTGACGTGGACGGGAATTATACGCCCAATAACTGCCAGTTTGTTACGCATAAAGAAAACTGCGCCCCTAATAAGCGAAGGTTGAGGGCAACAAATAAAACAGGAGAACGGAATATTTGCTTCTCGAAACATGGGAAATTTGAGGCCTATGCTTACATAAATGGAAAGCAAAAATATATCGGTGCTTATCGTACTCTTGCAGACGCAGTAAAGGCAAGGGATATTGCGGAGGGCTCCATCCACGACGGGGAGGGCGGCAATGATTAGACTGCTCCTTTTCCTGGGCATCATCCTGTCCATCGTCAAGGCAAATGGCTGGTTTGTGGTGCCGATGCCTGTCTTGGTTTTCTGCTGGGTAGGAAGCTTCGTTTGCTGGTTGCTTTATTCCTATGCCCTTGGTGTGGGTGAAGGAGCTGCAAAAGAGATGAAAAAGAAAGTCCACGGCGAGGAGGGCGGACAGCATGAGTGGGTGGATTAGCGTCAAGGAGAGGCTGCCGGATGCGCCTGGGCATTATCTCGTTTGCACCAATGTAAACTATTGGCACGGCGGGTGCATGGACAAAAACGAAGAGCATAAATATTGTGAAAGCGGTACGCCAATTGGGTTTTTTGGCACAACAATGAGTGTGCTGGACTGCTATTACGATATTACCGGGGACTGGAACAGGGTCTGTAATTGTCATGTCACCCACTGGATGCCTCTCCCCGACCCGCCGAAGGAGGGATAGCCCTTGAACGAGTTCAAGGAGAGGATTGACGCTCCCCATGGCTAAAGCAAGGGGGACCCGCCGCCCAAATCTCGATGATAGAAGGGATGGAACCATGCATAGAGCGGTTTTTTGTAAATCGTGTGGGAATATGATAGCCACCACGGATGGAAACGAAATCAAAATTCAGCACCGTGGAAGAACCATTCGGGTGCATGGCTCTGCTTCTATCACATGTGAAAATTGCAAGGAGGATACATACATTGACACGAAATGTGTACGCAGACTATGCGGCGACAACGCCACTATGCCTGCCTGCGAGACGGGCGATGCACGATGCGTTTGATATATATGGAAACCCGTCATCACTACATTATGCTGGTGCTGAGGCCCGAAAATTGGTAGAAAAGGCCAGATCCAAGGTCGCCAAGGCCATCAACGCTGAGCCGGACGAGATTTACTTCACCTCTGGGGCAACGGAGGCAAATATTTGGGTGCTTTCAGCATTTAGTACAGTAAAAAGCAATGTAGAGCACAGTTCGATGGAATATGGACGGCGCGGTGGAATTGTCGGACTCGAAAGTGACCATCTAGGAATTGTACCATCCAAACCTGTTATAGACCTGACATTCATTGATACCATGTCGATTCTTTGGGTCAACAACGAGGTCGGGACAGTACAAGACATGAAATCGCTTGCGTCATGGGCGACCAATTCCGCTGATAAGCTATTCCATACCGATGCCACCCAGGCCGTCGGGCATATCTCGGTTGATGTGAGAGAGACGGGTGTAGACCTACTCTCTATGTCAGCTCACAAGTTCGGTGGCCCGAAGGGCATAGGAGCCTTGTTCGTGCGCAGGGGTGTAGATATACTCCCTATGCTCCACGGGGGACACCAAGAGGCAGGAAAGCGGGCAGGGACAGAAAATGTAATTGGTATCGCTGGAATGGGTGCGGCAATTGAGTGGGCAACCAATAACCTGGACAAGAGTGTGCCCTATCTCACTAAACTACGTGACATTCTGATTGACGGCATCCTCTCTATTCTAGGTACGGAACTGACTGGACACCCCACACAGCGTTCTCCATCCATCGCTTCCTTTGTATTCAGGGGTATTGACGGACAAGCCTTGGTACTAGCTCTGGATGAACGGGGCGTATGCGCTTCTTCCGGCTCGGCCTGTTCGGAGGGTCAGGTTGGTGTCTCTCATGTGTTGAAGGCGATGGGGTACACCGAGGAAACCGGACGTGGTTCTCTACGGCTGTCCATTGGATGGGATACCACCGAGGCAGACGTGCGGTACGTCATCCGAGCGGTCAAGGAAAGCGTGGAGGAACTGAGAAAGTAAGGGATTGCAGGGAGGTTATTATATTGAAAATTATTGATAATGCAGATAAGCAGAAAATTTATGAGTCTTTGGCGCGAGAACTTCGATTTATTCGGGAAATGGTTATGAAAATATACTGTGACAAGGACTATCTAAGTTTACTTGGGAAAACCAGAATGAGCGGGCTCTCACGAGCAGAAAACCAAATTTACCGCTGTATCCTGGAGGCAGAAGAGTACTGGGTTAGAGATATGAAATCAGCTGGGACCAGGATTTTTCATGCAGGGTTTCACGATGATATTATCGACAACAAAGTGAAAGAGTCCCGAGAGGGGTTAAAAAACGGATGAAAAAGAACCTACGCCGCCTCTCCATTCTCGTCTCCGCTCAAACCGCTTGGAACCTAAACAAGCTGGCCGAGATATGTGGCTACGGGAACAACGTGGGGAAGGTCGTGGACAAGCTGGTGAGGGAGAAGATGATAGCATTGAAGGGGGATAGGTGTGGTAGCAACCGAGACAATTCTTGATGCTATCCACCTGGAGCGTGCCGACAAGGGCCGAACTACGGCATGTTCGTCGTTCCGGTGGAATGGGAGGGGGGCTGATGGCGAGGCGCAACCGTAACGCATACGCCGCAAAGTGGTCGAAAGAAATGAGAAAAGGTGAGGCGTAATGAGCAGTAATTCAGGAAAGAATAGGTACGTCAGATCAAAGGGCGGCTGAGAATACTTTGATTGGTGCAGGCTTCGGGAAGATGGAACCATGGAATTTGGAAGCGAAGATGGAAACTATGCTGGAGGTACAACATTGAGCGCAGACTTCTATCCTAGTTGCCCAAGTGGCCTATACCCTTCAGACTCAGAAGATAGGGGATATTGGCGCCATGCTAAAAAAGTATTGGAATCTATTCAAAAAGCAAAACCAGATTTCTTTGAGAGAATTATGGAAATGCTAAAGGAAAACGGAGTGCAAATCCCAGAATAACAAAAACGCCCCCGCTTGGCCGTGATGGTCAGGCGGGGGATTCGTCTTTCTTACGAGATTGAAGCGCGTCCCACTCCTTCTGGCGTTCTAGGATATTTGCCGCTGTCCCCCTACCATATAGATACGGATTCAAAAAGTACCTCCCGCGTCCCATGCGGATCAAGTACCCGTTCTCCATCAGATATTTCAACCCGCGTTTCATTGATGCCTCACCGAGGCCGTATGTTTCTCCTATGGAACTCAACGCATCGGATCCAAGAGAGATATAGGGGTCGCTATTGGCATAGGGGAGGCGGGCTGCCAAGGCACTCAAAAGAGTCCTTGTTGAGTGTGGTATTTGCTGCCGGAGCAACGGATTCTGCGCGAACTCTTTCACATATCGCGCACCAGGCTTTACGCTATACATTAGTTTCTTCACCTGGTTCGTCACTTCTCCGGTCTGCTGATCCACGATAATATACTCTTTTTGAACCTTGACTGTTTCTTTTAGTGCCCTGTCGCTCAATAGCCCCTCACCTCCTATATGCATATATACATTCTGTTATTACCAATAGAAAAGTATCAAAATGATACCTATTAAGTATCAAATTGATACTAATAAGGTATCAAAATGATACTTAATTCAAATGGACTGTAATCATTGTGCCACAATGGATTGAACCCGATTTTTGGGCAGCCGCCGCCTCTTTTATTTTCTATTATAGCATGGTAGTGTCCAGGAGTGCAAGTTGAAGCGCATTACTGAGCCGAGTCATTCTCAATCATAGTACATCTGGCGGTGACAGAAGGCTGATGATAGGGTGGAGGGGGATTGAAGAGGGGGCGGAGTCAGGCGGTGCAGAGTTGTCCTAAGGCTGGGAGAGGCGGGGTAAATGAGAAAGGGGGGGTACTGCATAGTAAAACTGGAAATCCATATTATGGGAATGACTTGGAAACTTACCCCCCATGATTGCTATAAATGATACAGAACTTGCATATAGAAGACGAAAACTTAAACATTCTTAGAAAGAATGTTTAAGTTGTTACCTGTTTTTGCAAGATTACCAGTCAAAAAATGAGTTACGATCTTGCGTAGCTCGTCAATTTGACGAAACATAGGGAAAAATATTTGTTTCAGGTGGGTAGGAGCATGGCCCACGCAACATCTAACCTGAGCGGCCCAAGCGTGTAGACTTCGGTTTTCTCCCTCCCGCGGGCTTGCGGCTAGTCGATAGACCGGGTAATACAGCGAGTAGCGATTCTGAGATGTTGCAATTGCAACGATAAGGGAAGTTGAAGGATATGGAGGCAAACCGCGCCATCTTCCGGGCAGCGGTGGAGCTGTCCCGGTTGAATGAGACGATAGACCCGGTGACAATCCGCTCGAAGGCCGGGGCCGCCGCAAGTCAGGAGTATATGCTAGACCTGATGCAGACGACGCAGACTGCCGCCAATGCGGGGGTATATGCACAGGAGGCCAGAAAAGACTCCATGCGCCGGTCGATCAGGCTGCTTGCGGATAGTATGGAGACCAAAGCGGCAGGATTGGATGAGCCCAGGAGCGTCATAGCGGACGCACATCGGGAATTTGAAGAAATCAAGTCTCCTGGATACAGCCCGGGAGTTGGCCTCCTCTATGGAGGTTCTAGGGGTGTTTTACGAGTACAGGGGTGGAGTTGGGCAGGGCGGCGCACAAGCGGCGGGAAGCTGGCTGGGAGTATAAGGAGACATATCTGCCAACGTTGGATGATCAGGAGGGCGCAAAAAGCCCGCCCCGGTAACCCAGGGCAGGCGGTGATGATATTGTTAGATGCCCCAGCCCTCGGACAGGATCGGGAGCGGGATAAACGGCCCGCCGCGCTGGGTGTGGTCAATGATGCAGGGCACGCCGTCAGCGTTGGCGGTCAGCTCGTAGCAATCAGAGCCTCGGAAAATGTGCTTGCGCCCGTCTCCGGCCTCTGCCGCCTCAAATCCTGCGGGCAGCTCCACGGCAACGCGCCGGGTCCATGTCCGGCTAATCTCCGGGTACTCCTCAAGCGTTACCTCTGCGGGCTTGCCTGTCTGGATCATATCGCCCGTGCGGGTGATATATAGCGTAATAGTCGTGTTGTGCCGTCCTTTCCCCCGGCTCTGCCGGGCTCCGTTGTGTTGATTGTATCGCGCCCGATCGGGGCAGTCAAGATTTTTTCGCCGTCTCCCAGATAATCATGATCGGGAGGAGCAAGATAAACAGAATAATCAAGCGGGGGGCACCTCCTCGGCGGCTTTGTTCATTTGAGTTTCCCACCAAGCGGTTTTTTCTTCCAGTGTTTCCCCCGGCTGCTCCTGCGTTGGAATGTCGCAGATAGCAAGCAACGGGCAGCCAGAACATTTATAATCAAAGTGCTTTTCGCAAATCAATTTGACTGCATTTGAAAACATGTTCATTTCCTCCATTCTCCCGGTGGTCGGGTCAAAAGCGGGTGATTTCCTGTCCATCGCTTGCCACGTCCGGGAGGAATGTTCCCAGGCGGGCCGGGTCGGTAAACAGGTTGTAGCCGTCAATGCCCACAAACTGGGCAACCTCCACGGCGTTCCCGTGGGCGTCTCTGTCGATGTAGCGGCGCAGGGTGTAGGCTCTGCCCTCGTAAATATAGCGCCCGCCGTCCTGGTAGTATTCGCGGGCCTCGGCCAGCGTGGCGGCGGCGATCTCGTCAATGGTCATTGTCAGCCGCCTGGCGGCGTCTCTGTATCGTTTCATTGTGCGGCCTCCTCCATGTCAACGCATTTTTGGAGATTGTCGGCCTCCGTGCCTAGATTGAAGATATTACCTAGATAATAGGCCTTTGCCTCCTCGATAGAGGCATTAAGCTGGGTATACAGATAGTCTCCATTGGAAAAGGTGACTTTGTAAGTATTCATTGTGCGGCCCTCCTTGCGGCCTTGTTGACCGCTGCACGGTTTGCGGCGTTTGCCTTTGCGCTGATGCTGCTATCATCAAACAGAATTGTAAAGCCGTCATTCTGGAGGCTTGCGGCCATTTCTACAGGGTCAATACCGGGGAACTGGCAAACGTACTCGATGCAATTATAGCGAAGTTCCTGCGGCCTGCCGGAGATTTCCGCCGTTCTGATTAGATCGCGCTTGTAACTGCCGAAAATGCGGCGGGCCTTGTCCTCTTTGGCGGAAAGAATCATCTGCCGGAGTTCTTCCGTTCCGGGTACGGCCCAGAGACTGACGGCGAAAAAGGTGTTTTCCATATAGTTCACGGCGAAGCGGATTTTCTGGGCGTCTCCGCTCTCTCTGGCGGCCCTGTAGTCCCTGATTGCGTTCTGGATCAGTTCAGCGCGTTCCTTGTTCGTCATTTCTGTTTTTCTCCTTGTCATGGAGGGCTACCCGTGGTATACTGGGCGTGCCCTGGTTCGTGGTTGTTCTGGGGCTTCTCTTGCCCTGGTCACTGTTGCGAGCAGTGGCCAGGGCTTTTATTTTAGCGTTGCAACCCATTTTCCGGCGTCGTCGGTGGTGTAATACCACTGTACCCCAAATGCTGCCAAAGTGGCCGCTATGGCCTTTATTTCGCGGTCTGCGGGGCTCTGGCCGAAGGGGTCAGCCTCGGCGATGCTTTCGGCCTTAAGTGCGGTTAGCCTGTCCATAATGGGCCGCATGGCCTCAGCGGGTTCCTCAGTGGCGCTGGGGGTCAGCATCTTGGCCAGGTCTGCGGCGGGGTCGTTAGTGCTGTCCTCCTCGCGGCTGGTGCAAAATTCGCCACCGGTTTCTGAGTTGCGGAAAATCTGGCACCAATAGCAATCATCGGTCTTCTTGTATCCGGCTTTTTCGGCGGCGCTTTCCATGCGCCAGAGCTGCATATTGTCCTGATATGTAATGGTCTTCATTTTCTTTCCCTCCCGGCCTGTGGCCTTGCTTTTCCCTGCCGGTTGTGTTATAGTGGGGGCGGCCAGATGGCAGGCTCTAACCGCCTCCGCTGGGTCTTAGATAGTCGCTTGCTTGTTCAGGGCTGGGCGGCTATCTTTTTTACTGCTTGGGGATGGCCTCTCGGATAATGCGGGCCGCGTCCTGCGCGTCCTTAGCCGTGGCCTCTACCAGCTTCGCCAGGGTTTCAAGATAGGATGCTAACTCGGTCTGGGTCATGCTATCAATCTCCATTTCCGTTACCTCCTGCCCGGTTGATTTATCAGGGGTTGCCCTCCTGACATGATTATAATAGCATAGATACGCGTATATATCAATATGGAATTTTCAACAAAAATAGATACGCGTATTTGTGCAGGCGTGATATATACGCTTACATAATAAATGTGATATAATATGTACAGGTGATAGAGTATGGAGAAAAAGAGCCAATACAAGGGATTTACACCAGCGCAAGCAAAAGCACACAAAAAATATATGGAGGGTTTTGTGGAGTTACGGGCCCGTGTGTCATACGCCGAGCGCGATAGCATACAGGCCCACGCCACAGCACGTGGGGAAAGTGTCAACGGGTTTATCAAGCGGGCCATATCCGAAGCCATGGAGAGGGATAGAGAAGGAGGCGAACAAAATGAGTAATCGTGAATTGGCAAAAGCCTTGATTGACCAGATACCCGAAAGCCGGCTTTTCTATGTTGTGTCCTATCTGCAAGGGGCCGCTGTCCCGGATGAAACGCCAAACGCTGAAACGCTGGAGGCTATGGCGGAGCTTGACAGCGGCGGCGGGCATAAGTTCACCGGCTCCACGGAACAACTCTTCTCCGAATTGATGGAGGATTGATTATGCTGGATGTCAGATACTCCACCAAATTCAAAAAGGATTTCAAGACCTGCGTAAAACGCCGCTATAATATGGAACTCTTACAGCAGATTGTTGACACTCTAAGAATCCCCGAAACCTTGCCGCCGAAAAATGTTGACCACAATTTGAGCGGGAATTATGCAGGGTATCGGGAATGTCACATTTCCCCGGATTGGCTATTGATTTACAGGCAGGACAAGAATGAACTCTTGCTTTACAGGACGGGAACACACGCCGATCTATTCGGGATGTAGTGCAGGAAGCCGGGGAATAGTCCTTGCAGCTCTCGCACCCCTGTGATATAATTGGGGCGGAGGCGCTTTAGGGTGGGGCCGGGTTTCCCCGGCCCCGTGGCCTTTACTTGGCCCAATTGGCTACCAGAGCTTCGTGGAGACTTTTATAGGTTTTGCCCTGGTAATACCACATCCCCATGTGGTACCTCATGTCCTCGCCTCCTTCCGCCCCGGTGTTGGTAGCGCCGGGGCTTTTTATTTGCCAATCGGTTGCCCTCCTGACATGATTATAATAGCATATTGCGCAACTTTCTTCAAGAAGCATATTGCACAATATTCTCTGGTCCCATTTGTGCAATTGGCATATTGCGCATAATTCCGGCGCATGTTATAGTATTAGTGAGGGGGTGCGCCTATGGCTTACAAGAATAAATCGGACGCAACTGCATATCAAAATAAATTTATTGCCAAAGCCTATGACCGGGTAAATCTCACCATGCCGAAGGGCAAGAAGGAAATCGTACAGGCCTGTGCAGAGGCCGAAGGGGAAAGCGTCAACGCCTATATCAACAAAGCCATTGACCAGCGGATGGAGCGGGATGGTGCGAGAGGCCCGCAGGTGGGCGCCGAAGGGCCGCAGGTGGGCGGGGGTGTCTTTATCCCACCTGATACACTGGAACGTGCCCAGCAGGCCGCAGAGGCTACGGGGGAGGCAATAGCAGACTTTTTGGCCCGTGCAGTGGAAACACAAGCAAAAAGAGATAGGTCTTCTCTAGCAATGGGGATCAGTCCAGCAACAAAGGAAAAAGAGCCAGGGAATTGATTCCCTGGCTCTTATCATAAAGCTATTCCGTGATACAATAGGGGCGGCCCTGGTTTGGCGGTTTCCTAACGGGATTCCCGCTCTATAACGTGTTTGCGGCACGGGAGCGGGTTTTTATTTGTCCTTTGCCATGTCGGCCCGTATTAACTGCTTGATATATCCGGCCTTATTGGGTACGCTGTCGAGTTTCTGGATTATGTCTTGCTCTGTGTTCTTCATCAGTCTAATTGCTATGCTGACGGTGTGCGATTTGTTATAACGGTCTTGCGGGCGTTCCTTTTTCTCGCTTGACATCTTCGGCCCCCTTCGCTATAATATAGGGCAAGAGGGGCACCCGCTGGCACGGGTTCGGCTCCACCTCAATTTCATAAGTATTGGAGATGTGGCCGTTCCTTTGCTGGGGGTGGCTACTTCTTCATTATCTGGATAATTCCGAAGATAACAACGGCTAACAGATTAAGTAGTGCAATCACTTCTAATACTGTCATGTTGTCACCTCCTTTTCGGAGGTCGAGCCGTTCCCCTCTTGCTTGTCTATACTATATCATACGTATTGCAGTATGTCAATCCCTTTTTCAAAGTTTTTTATTTTGCCCTGGGCCCTCCGGTCTAAGGGGAGGGCCCAGGCGCATAGCATCCTCACGCCCAGCAGACGGCCCGCCGTAGGCTTTCCCGGCCCTGGGGTGTCCCCTTGGAGACATCCGGCCATTTTCTGGCGTCGTGGGGGAGGGCTGCGCCCTTGGTATCTCCCGGCTGGGTTCGGTCTGCGGGTCTGCATCCACACGCTAGCGCGATTCCCCAATTCATGGGGCCTCTTTTGTGCCATGCTACGCGGTAACGCGAAGTCAAAAATCAAGGGGCGTACACTGAGGGGACACGTTAACGCGTGTAAAAAATACCGGGGCTTTGCTTTAACTCCCTGCACAAACATTTTCCTGCTTGTTTGTTTTATTTGACAGTTTACAACGTGCAATACCCGGCGTATAATAACGAGGCGGGGTTAAGTTCCCCGTGTAGACTTAAACAGGGCTTGTGTGGCCTTCGGGCCCACAGGCCCTTAGACCTTTATTGGGGGAAATTTATATGCGCCGTGTGATGGTTTTTATCGACTTCGAGAACTTCAACATAGCCGTCATGAGCTACTATCGGAGTATTGGGGAGCCGTATCCAAGATTGGATTATAATAAAGTCCCGCAAGAAATAGTGAAGCTGATACCTGGCGGCAATGAACTCGTTAAGACTTTCCTATGCGCTCCAAAGCCGGACGATTTTCTGGCGCAGGATGAGCGAAGGGCCGGTACATACAGGTGGATAAATGGGCTGAAAAACCAGCCATACTTTACTGTTATCGAGGGGCGGCATGTTGCAAGGCCGGTTTCTGGACAAACATTCTCGACAATGGATATCTCCGACCCAACGACCTACTATGTGGAAGAAAAGGGAACAGACATCAATATGGGAACGCATATTCTTGCAAAGGGATTCCTGAACGCATATGACACCGCCGTTATCGTGAGCGGGGACACTGACTATATGCCTGTTTTGGATGTTCTGAATACAATAGGAAAAATCGCTGTATGCGTTGGAGTGAAAGGGCAGAACATGGTGAAATTGAAGACCCACTCAGACGATATCATAATCTTGGATGAGAAATATTTTGGCCGTTGTCTGCGCCCACCCCACACAAGCCAGGATTAAGCGATGAGATAAGGGCAGAAACCAAAGAACATAACACAGAAACAAAAGAAGCTAAATCAGAAAATGTAAGAAAACCAAACAGGAACATAAGACTGTGTTGTACCCAGCGCACAAGATTTCATTGCGTCCCGCGCTCTTAAACCGCAGAATTTGGGTAAGTACCCACAGCGTACAGTTTTTCAGAAAGTCCCCCATTCCCTCCGCTCACACAATTTTGGTAAGTCCCGTGGGCACCGCTCACAGGTTTTCACAAAGTCCCACCCAGCGTACTCAGACCACAGAATTTCTTGACACTCCCCACGGCTAAAGCAAGGGGTTTTACGCCGCATTTCGGGAAATTTAGAAAACTTCTTGACATACTGGATCAAGTATGATATAGTATAGACAAGCAAGAGGGGCGGGGCCAACTCCGAAAGGAGGGAAGCCCATGAGCCTAACGGAAACCATCGCACTACTTATGCTCGTGATTGCGGCTATTTCCCTGGGCAACCAGATAAAGAAATAACCGCCCCTTGACCCCAGCAAGAAGCGGCAATTTCAAGCTCTACACTTGTTAAGTTGGCCGCCTTCCTGCTGACACCAGGGAGAGCGTCCCTCTTGCCCACATTATAGCAAAGGGGGCCGAAGATGTCAAGCGAGGAAAAGCCCAAGCGCAAGACCCACACAAGCAGCGCCGTTAAAAATCGGTATAACGCAAAAGCCTACCGAAAGTTTCAAGCGGCAATAAAGCCTGAACTATCCCTGCGGATAGAGGGCTACACTACCAGAGAGGGTATAAGTAAGCCCGAATTTCTGGAACGTGCTATAGATATACTAGATAGTTGACACTCCCGCTCAGATTTAGCTGTGGGAGATGTCAAGCCAAATACCAAAAGTCAAGGAGGTAGGCATATGACACTGGAAGATTTTAAGTCCTACTCCGAAGAGTACCTTGCCTCATACGGGAACATGTCAAGGAACACACAGGATCAGAAGCGCCGGGGCGTGGAGAAGTTCATACGCTTCATGGAGAGCGAAGGACGGCAGGAGATTGACCAGAAGGCCATTCTGGCCTACCGAAAAAGCCTGCTGGGATATTCCAGAAACACCTTTGCGCAGTATATATCCCGGCTGAATACGGCGCTGGAATGGATGGTAGAGTCCGGGATGTTGGACAAAAACCCAATTTCGAAGAAAATGCGCATGTCTGAGAAATACATTTCTGCAAAGTCGGTGTTGAGCGCCGACGATATACGCCGCATATTCTCAACCAGTACATCGTCCTTTGGGCGAAAGCCGGTTTATATAAGGAACCGAGCTATGACGATACTCCTATTGACCAGCGGTGCAAGAGAGTCGGAGATGTTGGCATTAACACCGGCTGATCTGAACTGGGAGGAAGGGTATGCAACCATCCGCAGCGGTAAGGGAGGCAAGGGACGTACAGTACCCTTCATTCCCTATGCGCAGATGGTCATGCACACATATCTGAACAAAGCTAGGCCAAAGGAGGCGGTAGATAAAGACCCCATCTTCGTCCAAAAGAACGAAGGAGGTGGCTTCAAACCCCTGTCTCGAATAACAGCTATCTATGGTATAAAGAGCTATGTGGAGGCCATGACCGGAAGGGAGGATATCACCCCCCACTCTCTGCGACATACCTGCGCCTCAATGTTGGTTTCCTCTGGAATGAACCCGAAAGAGCTACAAATGCTCTTGGGACACTCCAGCCTGGACATGACACAGCGATATGCCCAGATGCTCAAACCGCAGACGGAGATTGCGGCGGAAACCAGAAAGGTGTTTGAAGGGATACTGGAAACGACCCCCGGCCTCGCATAGGAGACCGGGGGCCACTTCTGTTCAAGACGGATTCTCGATGTTGTAGAGGATCTGCACCAGTTCCTCGCGGGTGGCTGGCTTCTTGTATTTCTTGTTCCCGGCCTGATCGCCGGAGATGATGTTTTGACCCTCGGCCCAGATCCGGGCCTCCTTAGACCAGTCAGACGGCTCCTTTTTGGAGAGCACAGTGTCCAGCCTGGCAGCAAGGGCCTCAATGTCAGCGTCGGTCAGTTTAGAGATGTCCATATCGTCGTCCTCCTCGGCTTCGGTTTTGATGGTGGTCGCCTTACTGGCATAATCCGGCAGGCAGTAGCCCCGGATATAGCGGCCATTGATGGGCACGGTACGGGTCGCCACGGCCTCGCCCTTGTTGCCCTCATAGATGGTCATGGTGTTGCTGTTGACCGCCCCGACAAAGCCCACATGGTTGGGATTGGCGGTCTGGTCGGTGGTGGCATAGTTGTCCCCGTCCTTCCAGCAGTACATGAGGATGTCCCCGATGTCGGGCCGGTAAGCGTCGTCCTCCATCCAGCGCCCTTTAGCCTTGTACAGCGCGATCATGCGAGAGCAGGAACACTCGCCCAAGATAATGTCGGACAGCCCCGCCTGCATCCCGGCGGCGGTGACTGTGGCGGCACACCACTCGTCGGTGTACTTCATCTTGTAGCCTACAGGGAGGGGCTTCTGGGTGTTATATAGGTCGATAATGGCCTTAAATTTGCCGTTAACCTCCGACCAGCCCAGCCAGCCCTTCATTATATTCACGACTTTATGTCGGAGCTCCTTCTCAGTTGCCATTGGTCTTTCTCCAATCCAGAATCTCTTTCAGCTTGTCATACCCAAACATGGCGGCATAGGCGACCATAAAGCCGACTACAACAGCGCCGACTACCAGATACCATGTGATATGAATGGTATTGATCTGTGCGTAAGCTGCTCCGGCGGCCAGCGTAAGGCCCTCGGAGAGAATAAGCGCCACAATATTGGTGGGAAGTCTGTCCCATGTAACCTTCTTGATTACCTCAGTTAGAATGTTAACCAGCACGACAAGAGCGCCAATGATAGCGAGCAGATTGGAAATGTTGTAAACGTCCATGATATGTACCTCTTTCTGAACTTGTTTATTGTGTTTCCTGCTTAGATTTCACTTGCTTCTTTACTTCCCAAGAAAATTTCTTAATATCCTTGCCGGGGACTTCAATTAATCCGTATCCTGCCGATTCTTGTCCGTCTTGCCAAACACAGCCCCGTCATTGTGTTCAAAGATGTTCTCCACCACTTTCAGAACATTCACGCCTAATATGGTCGTGATTGCCTGCTGGGAAAGTTCAACAATAGGGAAGGGCTGTCCAAGCTGAACCGTGGCGTACAGGGCAATCAGGTAGGATACCGATACCCACACCAGGGCGGCAATTTGTGTCGTGAGGAACAGGAGCCTGGTCACGGAGCGGAGTTCTTTTTCTCCCTTCCCGCCCACCTTCTTCGCCATGTACACCATAGCCGCTATAAGGGCGGCCACAAGCATCAGAATGGCAACCAGAAGGATACTCAACTCTGTCATTTGAATGCCCCCAATCCAATGGCGGCGGCCACGATACCGAATACCAGAGCAATGACTAGTTTGAGCACTTCTTTGCCTAGCATGTCCCATTTGTGGGCGGGCTTCATCTGCAAGTCGGTGATGGCTTGATTCTGCTTCTCGATAGCGGTGGTAAGTTCTTTCCTGCTGTCTTTCAGGTCTGTTTTGATTTCGCTGGTATCATCGAGGATTTGGGCAAGCTGGTTCTGTGTGACGGCCTGCGCCTTTTCACCAAACTCAAGGCGTTCATAGAACTCCTTATGGTCTTTGCGGTTATTCTCACGGTCAGCCTCCTGCTTTTTGACCAGTTCCTCGATTTGGTGCTTAAGGATTTGTGCCTCGGCGTAGCCGATGCACTCCTGCGCGGAATCTTTTATACAATTTGGCGGCATAGCGTGTCTCCTTTGTGTACGGATGTTTATTCCTGCGAGACTCATAGGTGTGTGGCCCTTTTGTAGCATGCATTTTAGCTAAGCGGCAAAGAGTAGAGAAAGAGAGTACCCGTTTGATGTATCCCATACATATTCCGATTGAAGCGTGATAGAAGTTGTGCTTTCGTTTATCGATATGTCTGCATAGATTGGACCCTTAGTACTACTTCTGACATCCCAGCAAAAGCCAGTAGAAGTTATTCCAGAACTTGAAAATACAGAACAAATTAGTTCAATGCCACAACCGGTTATTGACAGGGCATTGGGTGGAAAGAATACGGAATATCCAATAACAATTCTGGAGGAGCCAGCAGGTGTTGGATAGACTGAATCTACAGCAAATCCGTATGGTTTACTTCCATTAAAACCCTCACTTCCAGTTTGGAATACTAGTTTTTTGTTGGATTCTGCTCTGGTTGAGCTTATAATCCGTCCTTTCCAGTCAAACTGATTGGAAGATAGCGTCCCCGTTATCCCAAAAATGTTGACTCCACTCTTGATATTGGAAGCAATCAAGTTCGGACTCCCATCCACATATACCGCCTGAGTCGTATATCGGCCAGAAGCCACGGCGGTCTGCTGTGTAGTGCCGGGGATAATCGTGCGTCCAGCCTGTGTGGCGAGTTGCTGTGTTGCACTTTTTGTTTCACTTGCAACATAACCGGTATTTTGGATTGTGGTAGCTGTAATAAGTCCACTGGAGTTTACGGAAATAGAAGGTGTTGCTGCTTCAACCATCGGCATCGTGCCAGTCAGTTTCCCGGACGCTCCATAGGCGGTTTTTCCACGCAAAATATCCGGTGCTGTGGCGGTCGCATCGCCGGTATCTGTGCCGCCGGAGCCAAATAACGAACTGTTGATGATGGGCATCTACAACACCTCCTGAGCTGTATAAGTGTAAGTAATGGAGCCGGACGGAGTTTTCGTGCAGGTGAAGGTAAGCGTTCCATTCCCTTGCCCGGAGCAATACACGCCCGCCTCCATTGCGGCGTTGAAGGCTGTGGGAGTGGGCCCAGTGGTTACATAGTTGGAGACTGTTACTCCGGGCGCGGTGACGGTTTGTGTGTTGGCACTCCATCCAGAAGTTGTAAGGATGACTTGACCGCCGGAAGCACCATTGTAAATGATGTTGTTTTCTCCGTTATCCTCGATTTGTATCCTCATACTCCCGGAGGCCAAAGTGTTCCCGATTGCAATGCAGTTGTTTACGTTATTTGCAAAGGAAATGGCATTATCGTTATAAGTGTTGGGTTGAAATGTGTTCCCCATAATAATATGTCTTCCACGTTCTACGGCGACCGATCCATTTGGATAGCTGTTTTTGAATATCACCGTCCCAAGATTGCAGTTCTGCACTTTGCTAAAACCCGTGCCGTCTAAGATGATGTCGCCAGTACCTGCAAGTGACGTGCAGTCAGTAATAACACACGACAACGGTGACACCATAGTTTCTTCTCCTGCCCCCTGCCTGATATTTATGCCGTGTGCATCAACCAACGTATCTACTACTTCAAAATAGCACCTTGAAATCAAGATGTTTCCGCTACAATCAATATAGATTCCTTGTTTTGCAACAGAAAAAGAACAGTCCTCAATTATACCAACTCCAGCTGTAATTTGCTCATAATATATTGCAGAATTGATAGCCTTTCTAATAGTAATATTGGAAATAATTGCTCCACCGCCTGCCAATATTTCCGAGACCCTTTCTCCGGCATTGGATTCCGGCCAAATAGACTTGTTTCCGTCGATCGTCATATCTGCAAGAACAGACGAATTGGATACCACAAGTATGGAATCAGTAATTTCGTCATATCCATTTGTGGACAACCTTTTCAAGATTGTTGATTCACGGTTTGTTCCCCTCAAGGTACTATTGCGCAACACGCCGACATATCCGTTGATGTTATAGGTTCCGTCCAGAAGGAGAATCTCTCCGCCCATATACGGTAGTGCTTCTATTGCCTGATTGATCTCTGCCTGATCGTCTACACCGTCACATAGATAGTCGCAGTCTGCCGCCGTCCAGCCGTTGGTAGAAGTACCGATCACAATGCGGGCGTAACGCTTTCCGTCGCCACCTGTCCCGCCAGCAGCATCCAGAGACTCCAGTGTAGAGGAAATGGCGTTCAGTTCGTCGGCATCAACGGCTGGAGGGCCGCCGTCGACCCAATTAGGGTTTTTATATTTTCCGTCTTTAATGGGCATAAAGTCACACTCCTTCCGGCTGTGTTCCGTCCCCTAATGAGACGGCTATCATGTTTGACATCCCGTAAAAATATTGAACCAGCACCATAGTCCCCACGGGCACATTGGCAAGGGTGGAGACGTAGGGGATTTCGAAGATGGTACTGTCATTCGGTTGCATCACGCCTATAGTGGTGCCGTTGGGGGCGGTCACCACCGTCAGCTTCTTTTGCCGCACACAATCGGCGGTTTCCCGACGCACAGCCTCCACGATTTGCGGTTCCAAGGCCCGCCACACGGCAAGGGCCTCATTTTGTGCGTTCAGCTTGCGTTTTCGCATTGTGCCACCCCTAGTTTGCGGCGGGCATATTCGGACAACAGAACTGCCTCTGCCATATTATCATCCTCTTTTGTACATCTGGCTGTCCTGAACAGCCGCACGTCGGGGAACAGCCGCTTGCATACCTGAATGGAACTGTTCTTGTCCCCGGTGATAGAAAACTCTTTCTTCCATTTCTGAGGACGTACCAGTTCAAAAGGAATCTTGTAGGCCCTGAGCACGCCTTGGATAAAGCCGAAGTTTTCCCCAAAGTGAAACATAGAGGTGACTCCCTGCCCAGGCATAGACCCGACGTGTTCCAGACAGCAGATGGAGGCGTGGGGGGCTACCTTGCCCAACATTTCTATGTAGGTGTCCTCGTCAAAGGGAAAGATGGATACGGCCCCATTTTCTAGCAGGGCCAGTGAGCCTTTCTTTCCAGGGTCAACTCCAATGAACGTCATGTGCTCACCTCGCTTGGAAACTTTAGTGTTGCATTATAAAGCCCCGGACTGCCCACAGAAACCGTTGTGCTGGCCGTTTCCTGTGCTCCACTTTCAGGCTTATAGGTGCCCTCTAGTTCCCACTTTCCGTATCCATCCACCGGGAGCTGAAACGTTACCAGTCCATTTGATACGCCCCTCAGAGTGGTGCCGCTTAGTGAGCAGGTCACGACGGCCCCCGCCCGCACGTCACAGGCAATGGTTGCATAAACAAGTGTAGAGGGCAGGGGATAAGGGGAAGCCGCCGGGAAGTCGTTCACGCTGGTGCAGTCAATAGTCATCTGCCCGTTCTGTGCGATAGGCCGGGAAAAGCCAGTGACCAGATGCCGCTCTACCGGACTCCCCGGCTTGTCCGTCCGGGTAATAGTTACTAATTCATTTTCTACCAGATGAAACAACTGGGAGGACTGAATGGTCACAGACTTTTTCAGAACGGAGTTCTGCTTCAAATACCACTCCGCGAGTTCTTGACATTGTTCATCGGCGTAGTAGCAGGTTTCCTCGAAGACCTTTGTGCGCAGGCCCATAAGATCTATGTTGGTGTCAGAGGACGGATCTTGATTTATCGCCCGCCCGGAGGGGACGTGGTTACCATTCAGCGCCACACCGTTGACGATAATATCATTGAATACCTCTGTGTTCTTGACGGCATAAGTCGCTCCTAGGAAATCCACCCGCTGGGGGGAGAACTCCCACTGGATTGGCTTGTCTGCATCCGATATGTCCTCATAGGCGGCATCCACCCGCAGGTGTCCCGCTTGGTCGTACCCAATCCACCCAACCAGCATCTTGTTCATCTCCAACAAGAGGGTAGAAAGGGTGTTGCTTCGGTTGTCAAACCGGGCCGTGTATGGCGTGTTTGTCCATGGGACTATGCGTCCGTCCGTCAATTTTACCGTCTTGCCATTATAGTAGGTCGTGAAGATTGGGGCCATGTTATCGATAGGCTGTCCGTTTCCTCTATCCCGTAGAAGCAGTTGGGAAATGGCGTTGAAGATGTCCTCATTGATTTCAATGAGCGCCCAGCCCTCCAAGTTGCCGAACAGTGTCCCGTCCAGATACGCCCACTTGTCCACCAGATTGTACCGGGCAAGCCGCTGGTTGGGCAGAAAGGTTTCCTCCGGGTCTTTGACGTAGAACACGCCCTGGGGCAGATAGAAGTCCGTCCCGTCCGGCAGGACAAGTCCCTCCATGAGCCGTATCTGCTGACCGAACCAGACCTTGTTCACGTTGTAGTCGTAGGCCCCGTCCAGGTTGGAGAGGGTCACGCTGGCCTGCCGCCGCATCCCGTTTTGGAGGTTGACGGACAGCTCCCCCTCCTGGATGAACGCCCCAGAGCGCGGGTTCTGTGGGTTGTTGTCGATGGAGAACGCCAGGGAGCCGTCCGGTTGCAGGAAGTCCAGCCGGGCCAGCTTGTGGAACTCTCCCCGCACAGCGGAGAGATATTGGAGATAGCGTTGCGGGGTTACGACCGGCACGGAGAGGTCACTTCCTTCCTGCTGAGCGGAAAACAAAAATCCCGCCTCTTGATTTGTCGTTGACAAACCTGGGCAGGATGGTATAATAAACATAGAAGGGCGCTGTTGCGACGGTTAGCTCTCACAGTTCAATCGGATTAAACCGCTGACTGCTCGTGCCACCGGGCAGTCAGCACGCTTTTGGGGATATGTAGATCATCACCGCAAGGATGATGATGAAACACACCAGGAAGCGCAGGGCTTTCGCCCAGCGTCCGTTTCCCATCGGCCTCACCCCTTTCCGGGGGAGTAGCCAACCGCCTTTTATGCAACAGCGCCCCCTCCCGTTTCCGGGAGGGATTTTATTTTACCATTTGGCGCTGTGGTTTGTCAATTTGTGTAGAACTTAGCCGTTCAGAATGGTGCTGGCCTCGTCGCTGGTGATCTGCCCCCGGCTTGCGGCCATGCTCACCAGAGCGGCGCTCCAAAGACCTCTCTCATAGTTCCGCTTCACCCGCTGGAAAGCGGCGGACTCAGTGGGGGTGGCGCTGGCCGTCCGGGCCACGGACATGGTGCTCAACTTCGCCACGGCAGGCTCCGCTTCCTCCGGCATAGCCATAAGCACCTGCGCCTCCAATGCGGCGGCGGTGCGCTCCTCGATGGAGGGCTGGTCAGCGCCGGGCGGGTGAAGTTCGAAGTCCTCGATGGCAGCAAGGTAATCCTCGTCCGTCTCACAGCTAGAGAAATCGGCCCCCATCTCCATGTAGCGGTCTACCGTGGCCTGAAATTCCATTGCCGCCCCGCCGTTGATGGTGCCACTTGTGATGATCATTTTCACGCCGGGCAGATCGGCCCAAGGATACCTTGCAAGCCATTCGGCGGCGGTGAATTTGTGGCCCGACGGGGTGAAAATATCGGTTTTCTTGTCCCAAATTTGATAGCGCATCTGAAAACTCCTTTACTTACTTTATGGTGTAGACATCAACGGTTGCATATCGGATGGAAGAAGATCCGTCACGCCCAATGCCGCCTCCAAAAAGAGCATAATTATTTATCGATGTTGCCGCAAGATTATATCTGTCCTCGCTAAGTGGAGTTGGTGTTGTTCGAGTAAGGCTAGTATCATAAGCATCTACCGACCCAAAAGCGGTAGAGGATTTGAGGCCGCCACCAAACAAGCCATAGTCTCCGATTGTTGTTGCTGCAAGACTGTTTTTGCTTTCGTTAAGTGGAGTTGGTGTTGTTCGAGTAAGGCTAGTATCATAAGCATCTACAATATTAGTTACACCTCCAGCGAACAAAACATAGTCTCCGACAGAAGTTGCGGCAAGCCCGTTCCTTCCACTTGACATATTTTCTGCTACTGTATGAGTAAGATTTTTGTCATACACATCCACAACAGAAGAGGATGTACTTTTATTTACTCCGCCGGCAATGAGGAGATATTCCCCTACATTGGCTGCGGCAGAATTACCTCTAGCTTCCTTCATAGCTTGAGCAGTTCCTCTAGTAAGCGAAGGGTCATATGTATCTACCGTTGAATAATAGGTGTTGTATCTGGAATCGCTACTCCGTCCTGAAATACCTCCAGCGAATAGAGCGTAGTCGCCGACTGTAGCACCTGTAAGCGACCACTTTGCAGTCGTTAATCCAGTGGGTTTTGTTTGAGTAAGATCGGAGTTATATGCATAAACGACATTAGATTTTGAAGACCAGTCTCCACCTCCGCCAAAAAGAGCGTACTCACCAACCGAGGTTGCAGAAAAGTTTGGAATATATGGAATAGTATTTTCTACAATGACTTGGGTAAGTTCCGGACTATATGCATCAACATTAGAACGCGAAGAAGTAACACAAAAAATTGCATAATTGAGGTTAGATGTAGCAACCGTTGTCTTGTATGTACTTCCTGAAACCATGTTTAGCGGTGTGACTATCCCATAATAAATGAGCTGCCCAGGAAATTTTAATTCTGCCATAAGTGTCGTTGGAACTTTTACTGTTGTACCAGTAGACAAATCGCCTAGTCGTGCTGTTACCTGCCACGTCCCACCGCTTGTCAAGATAAAATTTGCATGTCCATCCACCGACGTAGCTGTCAACGTCGTATCTCCATTCATCGCTGTAACAGTTGCCCCGCTGTCCACGGTTACGGTGAGCGGAACAGCGAAATCACCGCCGCTTCCCGCATAAGTCCCCGTCACGCCGAAGATGGACACGTCCTCCTTGATGTTCCCAGGAACAAGGTTCTCATCCCCCTGGATAGTCTGCGCCCCGGTAAGGTACACGTTGGGCTGGATGGTTTGAGCCGTGGTGCTGGGCGTGATCGTCTGAGCTCCCTGCACAGGGAGTTGGTTCGTGGCAGACTTTGTTCCGCCCGCCACGAATCCCTCTGTCTGCTGGGCTTGGGCAGTGATAAGGCCCTCTGGGCTGACAGAAATGGTGGGAACGGTCTGTTCTACCGTGGGAATTGCCTTTGCAATGTTGGGGCCGTAGTAGCCACTGGGGACGCTCACGGATGCGCCTTGAATCGTCACATCTTCTGCGGTCTTGGTTGGAATGCTTCCTGTGATCTGCTCCCCATTGACCCATGCAGTTTTCCCAGAGAGAATGTCAACGGCTTCTGCTGTGCCGGGGGTCTCGCTTGCAACAGTTGGGGCAGTCACCTTGCCCTGCCCGTTGTGATAACCAGCCGGGATGATGTACTTCTCCCCGGCGGTCAAGTCCTTGCTCACGGCCCCGTTGTTGGGCATTGTACCAGTCAGGGTTTCGCCGTTCTGTCCGATGGACTGCTTGCCGGAGATAATTTCTCCAGCGTTGGCGGGGTTGGCCAGCGTGGGTAGTTCTGTTCCCTCGCTGGTCACGGTGCCTTTGCCCGTGTGGTAGCCCTTGGGGATGGTGTAGGAACCGCCGCCCTGGATGATCACGGCCTCGGCGGGGTTATCCGGCATCGTGCCCGTGACAGGGTTCCCGTCCTCACCATAGAATTGTTCGCCCGTCAACACGTCCGCTGCCGTGCCCGGTTGAGACAGGGGAGGCAGGGACGGGGCGGCTTCGATGATGTAGGTGCCGGGGCCGGGGACTTGAAACTCTACCTGTGCCATGAAAAAGAATCCTCCTTCCTGTCCGCACTACGGGACTACTTTTGTTTCCTCGAACTCGCTCCCCTGGGATACTGTGATGACGGTACCAGATGGAGCGGCAATAATAAGTGTGGCGTAGACCTCCGTGATGACAAGCCCCACGTAGTATGTCACGCCCTCTGCCATGGTGATGGTCTCGCTGGCCGACGAGCCATCCCGCATAGCCGTCACCGTCCAATCGCCCGGCGTGGCGGGCTGGTAGGTGATGTAGCCGTAGCAGACTTCTGTATAGCTCTCCTGCCCATTGGTCAGGGTTACGGTAGACCCAAATGGGGCAGTCACAACGATTTTGGTCACGGTCTCGCCACTGTCCGGCTCCTGCCCGGTGGTGCTGTCCCACGCCCCGTCACCCGGCTGGCAGATGATGGAGATACCGTCCGCCGCTCCCACCTCAGCCCACGGGAAAGAACCGAAGTAGGGCTGGGGGACCATCGTGTCCCCGGTCTGCATGGACACGGCAGCATTGGTTTGAATGCGCCAGAGATTACCCTTCCTGTCCCGCAGGAACTTGGGATTGTTGCTGACAGACAGGTTATAAAGGGCCTCTGCCATATCCACTGTGTCGATGTACTGATTCAGTTTCATGTCCACCCGTCCGATGTAGCCGGTCAGGGTAGAAGATTTGAAGTTGTAGGAGGATGGCTGTCTCAGCGGGTAGGGTGTGAAATTTTGAAGCATGGATGGGGCATTGTTGTTGCTGATACTGTCCGTGCTTACACTGTTGCGAAACAGGTGCGCTTCCTCCAGATGGTATGTTCCGTTGGAATCTACCGAGCAGTCCAGCACGGTCCAGTTCCAGAACATAGGTGTGACCGGGTTGGAGATCAGCGGGGCAGATACATAAGTATTTGTCCCCAACACGAACACATAGTAGGTATAGGTGGATTGATTGCGGAACCCCTCATCCACCAATGTGGAACTGCCGATACCCACATTCGCTACCAGTTGCAGTCGCCGGTCACCCTTTTTCAGCCGGTAGACTGCTGCGCCGGTGATGCTGTCGCCGGACGGAGTAATGTTGCCGCCATTGATGCCGGTTCCGTTGAAGGTTGCCAAAAACCAGGTGTCCAGTGTCCAGCTCGGTTCAAACTCGAAGTTGGTCAACAGGTCTCCCAGCAAAGCGCCGGAAACCTCACCGCCGCTGACCATGATGTAGTCACACCGCTGTTCTCCATATAGGGTGATAGATTCGATATCCGGTTGGACCCACGTCAGCGGATAGGTGAACCGCTCCCAGGATACATCCCCGCCCATAGGATAGAGCGTGGCGGATGGGAAAAGGACGGAAGATGGATAAAGCCCGCCTTCCTGCACCGGATAATACATGTGGAGTTCACGGGGCGTTAGTACCATGCGGATTGTATAGTCCACCAAAAGGTGGGGTATCTCCACAGAGGCCAGCACCGCACCGTCCAGGATCAGAGAAATCAAGTGCGGTTCAATGGAGAGGGACAATGTATGTCCATCCCCGGTGATCCGCCAGACAGGAGAAGTGCCAGTCAAAGGTACGATGCCCGACCATGCAAGCGACCAGGGTGTAGGGATGTTCATCGGCTCCCCATTTCGCTCGTCCCAGGTAATGCTTGACCCTGCGGGCAATCTGAGCTGTCCGCCGGTCAACTGATGAGGCCCGGACGGCTTTCCGTTGATATAAGAGATGCGGGGCCACTGGATAATTACACCTTCCAGCGGGGATACACAGGCATCCACATAGCCTTTCATATCGGACACGTCATACTGTGCCGTGAAGTTTTGCCAGCCGGTAGTAGCCTGTACGCCGTTCTCTGTCTGGATGGTCAGCCGCACGGAATAGGCTGTATTGGTGAATAGACCATCGTAGGTGACTTGGATGTCCTCGGTGCCGTAGATGTACCCGCTGTCCTCAATCGGGCTTTCCGGGTCGTCCTGGAGGGCCAATTCCCACCGGAACCAGTCCAGGGTGTCGCCTTGGGCCTGGGTATAGGAACCGGTGAAGGTCACACTCCGTGATGTGACGGTGGCCGGTACACTGACGGTCACAGCCGGATTTGTCCGTGTCAGGAAAAAGGAGGGGGATAACTGCTGAATGGAACCGCCGTTCCACCATTGTGTGATCAGCATCTTGTACCCGCTGGAGAAGCCGTTGGACAGGTTGGTCAGCCGATTTGCAGGGATGGTGACCTGGAAGTAGTTCACATCACCTGTGGAGGTCATACCGTAGAAGGGGTGCTGTAGGTTTACACGATCGCTGTTGTAGACGAGTTTGGAGGCGGTAGTGTTTTCGTAGATTTTGATTTGATAGGCGGTCATGGCTGAGGAGCCGTTGACCTGCCACGATACGGTGAGAGGCTGCGTCACATCCACCACGCCGCCACCCACGCCCGCGAAGGAAGACGGGAAAATATTGGTCGGTTGATATAGCGCCACTGGCTCACCTCCAGCACAAACAAAAAAGGGACCACTGTCAACTGCATTATACAGTCAACAGCGGCCCCAAATGGCCCCTCTATGCCATCAATTCGGCACAGGTATCTTATTATTTCTTATTTTACCGCTTTTCCACTCAAATTGCAACAACTTTTGTCGGGGGAAAATCAGTAGTTACGGTGTAGTCCCAGCAGAGAAAGGACTTCTGACAAGGGGCGGTCAAGCATACTGTCCCCGATCTCCACGCCGTTGATAAATGTCTGATGGGAATAGTTGCGGTTATCGTTGCTGGTGGACCTGCCCGGCTCCATTCTGGTGTCCTGGGCGTATCGTTCCGCCGCTCCGAACATGATGCCCATGTCCCGTACAAAGCGGTCAAATTCCTCGTTTTTGACTGGATTGAGCACATCGGATGCCAGAACAGGGCTGAGCACCATTTCTGGTGTGTCCGTCCCCTTGACCATCATGCCCTTGCCACGAGCGATGCCACCCTGGTCAAACAGCCAGTCTCCACTCCGGTTATACCACTTCCAATCGTCTGGATCAGAAGTATATGGTATAGAAACTGCGCCATACGATACGGCTAGTCGGTTGGCTTCCTGAAACAAGGAGCGCTTTTCAGAGTCGCTGGCATGCATGGCGTTCATTCGTAGCTGACTGATTTGATTGTTAGCGTCTACCATAGAGTTCGTAGAACCAGAGCCAGAACCAGACGCTCCAGTGGAGGACCCGCCCGAAGCAGGGCCGCCAGAGGCGTTTCCAGACGAAGATGGCGTGTCGAACAGCTTGTTTCCGTACTTATCCCACCAAACACCATTGTGGTCACGATGCGCACCAATGCTGGTGCCAAGCTGATAGTTCAGTTTATCATAGTAGTCGGCTGTTTCCTTGTCGCCCCGCAGAGTGGCATCCCACCACTTCTGGGCATTCTGCTTCATCTGGTCAATGATGTTCTGGTCGTTCTGGCCTCCTCCTCCGGCCTGACCGCTGTCAATGCTAGAATTGAAATCGCCAAGCGCCACGCCCATGTCCCGGAGAAGGTCCGTGATGTTATCCACTTGGGCTTTCATTTCAGGAGTGCCATACTTGGCGATGTCAGAAAGGATTTCTTCGATGGATCGGACATCCTCGGTCATGGAATCCTGAATGTCGCTCCAGCGCTCGGCCCATGCGTCGTACTGTTCTTGTAGAGTTTTTACCTTATTTCCCCAGAACTCGATATCATCATCGTAGGCTTCCTTGCGTTTTTCGTAGTATTCTTCCCATGCCTCGATTTCCTTCTGGTTGGCCTCAATCAGATCGTTGTAGTGCTCCTCCTGAGCTTCCTTCTCCTTCTCCCAGTAGTCAATCTGGTCCTGAATGTAATCCTGCCGGGCCTCACTCTCCTTTTCATAGGCATCAATTTGTTTATTGATTAACTCCTTCTGCTTTTCTAATGCTTTGATCTGGTCTTCTAAGTTGGAAATGATTTTGTCGTGCGCCTGCTGCTCCTTCAGATCTTCTAGCTCTTTCTCTGCATCTTCTTTGGCCTGCTCGGCATCCTCTAAAGCGTCTTCGGCATCCTGAATAGCCTGCTCATCAGCTCTCCAGCCCCATACACCATCTTTTAAAGTATAGATAGTACGCTCGTTTTTGGCAGTTTCGAGATCGAGCTGGGCCTGTTCCAGGTTTTTGATGGCTTCCTGTAAAGCCAATTCTTTTTTCTGGAGAGCCAGCGCAGCTTCCTCACGTTCTTTCTGCTCATTCCACTTCTCGTTTTCTTTATCGAGTTGATCATTTAGATCGTCCAGCCGGTCGTTAATGCCTGGAACGTACTCGCCGATTGTTCCGTCTGGGTTGACCGTGTAGTAGCCCTCGATTTCCTTGTGCAGAGGATCAGTCAGGGCCTCCAGTGCATCCCGTTCGGCCTCAAGCTGTTCATTCAGGTCATCCAGCTTTTCCTCGATGGGTTCTAGAACTTCCTCTAACCTGTCCTGCCATTCCTCGATCTGCTCTTGCAGAGGCTCGATTTTATTTTGGAGTTCTTCATCAAGTTTTTCTACGGCCTCATTGAACTTGTCCAACATGTCCTGGGCATCGTCAATTTCATCCTGGAGTTTGTCGAACTCTTTATTGACGGCAGCCTCCAATTCAGACCAGAGTTCATCCTGGATATTGGAGATAGCGTCCTCGTCGGAGTAGATTTGGTCTTGAATACTCCCAATCCGCTCATTGTTGATGCCGTTGATATTCGTCGACTGGAGAGCCTGCAGGGCTTTCTTGGCCTCGTTTATCCTCTGGGTATAAATCTCTATCTGCTGGCCTGCTGTGCCAGTGGTGCGCTCCAGGGTACGAATCTGTCGGTCGGATTCTGAGATGTAATCTTCAAAGGCTTTGGTCAGGGAATCATAGACCGATTCGAGCTGCTCCTGGTAGTCCCACCATGCGTCGGAGAGGTCTTGGATTAGGTCGTCCGTCTCGTCATAACCCATGGAGCGGTAGTAGGCGGCAAGGTCGGCCACCTCCTGCTGCATGGCTTTGTACTCTGCAACAATTTTCTCATTGTCAGCGACAATCTCCTCAACACTCCGGTCGGCCCGCTCCCGATTCTTCCTGAAAAGGTTAAGCTCCCACTCGCGGTCATTGTTATTCTCCATCAGATCATCGTGCATTTCCTGATAGATAGAAACTACCTCATCTGCGAGATCATGATACATCAACTTAAGCTGCTTGATTTCGTCGGAGGTATCAGATAGGCCCTTAGCGCGGAACTGATTCGCCGTTTTATGAATTTCAGCTTGAGCAGCCTGGATATTAACAATACGCTTCTGGTAGGAGTTCTTTTCTTCCTTTTCAAGCAAAGTATTGGTGTCCTTAGTACGGGAAACTAAATCTTTTAGACGGTCGATTTCCTCCTCATACCAAGATTTAGAGGATGTACCTTTTCCTGACGATCCACCTCCGGAGGAAGAATCAAAGGAAAGGGAGGGAATTTCGATTGCGGACGATAGGATGTCCATAACGTCGTCCCAATAGTCCGATACTACGCCGTTGGAATTTGTGCTTGGTTTCTGTTGCCCAAATTCGAAATATTCGCCTTGACCTATTCCATTTTTTTCGTTAAGGAGGTCGGTCAAACTCTTAGATTTCATTTTATCCAGGGATAGGGCTTGAGCAGTAAGCATGGATGCTTGGGCCACTGTGAAAGCCTCTACTTCTTGACCGTAGATCTTTTTGCGGTCATCCTTTCCTTTATCTGCGTTTTTGGTCATCTGCTCCTGAATACGGCGGTTTACTTCTTCCTTAAGCTCCTCCAGAGTTTGGTAGTTTTCAAGGTCGGTTATGCCCAGCTCGGCTAGTTTGGAAACAATGTTTGTATTTGTGAGAATTGTATTCTTGTAAAATTCTTTGTTGGACATCATCTTTTCAATGATGTTCTTTTTGTACTCATTGGTTGTATTGTTGTACTGAGCAGAAAGGGCCTCTTGGAGTTCCTGCTCAGACACCAAACCGGCCAGATACTCATAGAGAAGGCCAGTCAGCTCCGGAAACTGTTGAATCAGGGAATCAACTGTTCCAATGGATAGCTTCCCGTTCTCCGAAAGCTCGTCCTGGGCGCTGTCCAAGGTGCTCAGAGCGGATTCAAGTTCGTTTAGGGTGTCCGAAAGGGCATCGGCGGCTGCCTCCATCTGCTCTATTTCATTTGATGCATCTTCTACATTGTCGCCAAACAAAATTGCCTCTCCGCCAGCACCGGAGAAATACTGCGCCAGATCTTTGAGTGTGTACTCACCGCTCTCTAAGAGTGCATTAAGCACTGGAAATTTGTCGATAAGGGTCTGGATTTCGCTTTCAGTTACTTCGCCGTCCTCCCGCATTTGGGTAAGCACATCATTGAACTCGGTATGTGTGGCAGAGTCCATTGCAGAGGTTAAAGACTCAATCTGGGAACGGAGCGACATGGCTGGGGCGATTGCGGCAAACAAAGAATCGGCAATTTCTTGCCAGTAAGCAATATCTTCCTCATTCGTCAGGTTGCCGATATAGCCTTGCATTTCGTTGTAGAAGATGATTGCCATTTCATCGGCGTTAGCAATCCGGTTCTCCAGTTTATCGAACTGCTTTAGTTCCTCCTCACTCCAGGTACTCTGATTGCTTCCGTGCTCAGAAAGGAACTCTTCCTTCTGTTTATTGAGATCATCCAGACGGCCAGAAATATAATTTGCCTGACCTTCAAAGCCGTCCAAGGCACCGGCTATATTCATACTGAACTGGCGGAAAAAGTCATTTAAGGCTTGACTGTTTCCGCCGAAAAGCTGGTCATAAGCAGACGAGAAGAATCCAGTCAGAAAATTTACATCAGAGGTCTCAGAAAAACCTTTGCGTAAAGCGGTGTTTGCCTCTTCTGCAAGCTGCCTTTTCTTGGCCTCCGCCAATTTCTCTTGAAGTATGATCTGGCGTTCTAACGAAAAGTTCTGTTCGTTAAGAAGGTCAAGTTCCTCCTGATCGTTCACAGTAAAATCGCCGCTAGATTTTAGACTGTTGAGTTCATTAAGTCGGTCGGTATTATCCTTGTATTGGTTCTCCAGTGACTCCAGAGTTGTTGTAGCATCTTGATATTCAGCAGAGAGAGCATCGACCTTCTCCTTTTGCTCTTCGGCGCTGACCGTCAATGCGTCAATGACAGTGACAAGAGTATACAAAACCGTCAAAGCAATTCCAATTGGCCCTAGGGCAGTAGTAATAGCACTCCCAAGTCCCTTAAAACCTGCGGTGAGTTTCCCGACTTTTGTGGTGGCATTGCCTACGTCGTCAAACACAGTGAGGAATCCTTTGAACTTTCCAAGAAATGCAGCACCGCCTGTTGTAGCGGCGAATCCAGCAAAGGAGGCATTGAGAGTTGCTATTGCTGCTGCTACTACCAGAATATTGCCAACAGGGGTATTAGCAACCTCCATAAGCGCATTTGCGATATCCAATATTCCCTTGATTGCATCATTGGCCTGGAAGGAGGCCACGAGTTCTACCCACTGATTCTTCAGCCGGTTTGTCTTTGCCTCCCAGCTATTCAGGTAGATGTCCAACTCCCGGTCAGCGCTACCTACACTATCAGCGTAGGTATCTAGCATCTCTTCGTACATGTCATAATTGGAGATAAGAGCTTGCAGTTGGTTAGATCGTACCTTTCCGCCCAGAGAGGATACGACTTCCTGGAGCTGGACTTCGCTGATAAGTCCCTTTCGGTATTTCTCGGACAGTTCTCCGATAACATCCATGGGGTTCCGTAGCTGCTCTACACCGTCCTTGTACTCGCGGGTTGCAACGTTCAGATCGCCCAGAGCGGCGGCAGTGGCCTTAATCTCATCCTCTGTCCAGCGTTCACCACTCGCTTCATCAATAGCAATCTCGGTAGACCCCTGGATGTTCAAAATCAGGGCACGGAGGGCGCGGGCGGCGCTGTTGCCAGACTCTTGGGTGACGGCAGTGATCGTGCCTATGGCCGCCATCGTTTCTTGAACCTCCATACCGGTCTGTGCAGCCAGGGAGGACACAATGCCCATACCACCGGCGAGTTTTTCAACGCTGGTGGCGTAGTTGTTGGAGATCTCGTTGGCTCCATCCAGAACTTTTGTCAGTTCAGAGATATTTCCCTTGTATTTATAGGCAGCATCAACCGACAGAAGAAATTGGTTGGCGGTAGCCTCCTGCACATCGCCCACTTTCTGCGTTTTTACCGAAAGTTCGCCCAGTTCATCAGATAGAGAACCATAGCCAGCCTGTGCCCATTTAGTAACAGAAGCCAAGTAGTCCGAAGCGGCGATACCAAGGGAAGACCCTACTTCATATGCCTTTTCAGAGAGGTTTTCCATCTCGCCAGCAGTGGCGCCCATAACCTTTTGAATGTTGACCAACTCGGTATCAACAGCCTTTAGCTCGTCGAGTGCAGACTGTAATAGTGTAATTGGGGTAGTTAGCGAAAATGTTCTATGATAAAAAGAAAACGGAGAAAAACATCGAAAAAACAACGATAAAAATACAATAAATCGAATGGTGGAGCATGGCGGTCGGGAGATTTTGTCGAAAGGTGCTATGAGCACCACACCGCATACTTCTGAGGTGAAAATCATGTTATCCACTATTATTCCCCTCAAAGACCTTATCGCAAATTGAGAAAATTAAGAGAAAAGAGAACTATTTGTCTGAAAGCGCATATGCGAGATTGACGCTGCTCCGGGGAACAATCCGGCCAAACAACTTTATCATTGAAAAGGTCACGATCCAGTTGAAAGGGTCGTGCCCTTTTTTTGCGCCCAAACGACAGGAGGCAGAACATGAACTTCGATTATTACTATGGCGACGAGAGCAATCAATTTGCTTTCTACCGTATTCCCCGGCAGCTCATTACCGGGGAGGCGTTCAAAAAGTTGTCCACAGACGCAAAACTCTTGTACGGCCTCCTGCTGGACCGCATGGGCCTGTCCGCCAAAAACGGCTGGTATGACGATATGGGGCGTGTGTTCATCTACTACACCCTGGACGAGATACAAGAGGACCTGAACTGCGGCCATGAAAAGGCGGTCCGGCTCCTGGCAGAGCTGGACACCGGCAAGAAAGGCTTCGGCCTCATTGAGCGGGTCAAGCAGGGGCAGGGCCGCCCCACTAAGATCTATGTCAAACGCTTCACCACCCGCGCCATACCGCCGCAACCCGCTGCGCCGCAAGACATTCCCAGACTTCCGATTTTCGGAAGTCAAGACTTCGGAAAAGCAGAAGTCAAGAGTTCCGAAAAACAGAAGTCAAGACTTCCGGTTATCGGAAGTGCAGACTTCCGAAAATCGGACACAAGTTATATTGAGTCTAATCAGACTGATCTCAGTCAGCTTTATCCATCTATCCATCCATCTGCCACAGTCCCGGAGAGCAGATGGATAGATCGAAGCGAGTGCCGGAGAGAAGTGCAAGAAGCAATCGAATTTCCCCTTCTCTGCCAGCAGTTTGGTTATGAGGACGTGGAAAGCGTGACAGAGCTGATCGTGGACACGCTATGCAGCACCCGGCCTACCTTTCGCATTGGAGGGGCGGAAATGCCGGCCGAGCAGGTAAAAGGGCGGCTGCAAATGTTGGACAATGGCCATTTGGAATATGTGTTTGACTGCATGAGACGCAACACAACAGAGATACGTAATATCCGCGCCTATCTGTTGACCGCCCTATATAACGCACCAGTCACAATGAGCCCCTATTATCAGGCGGCAGTCCAACATGACTTTTCCTATCCACAGCGGGAATGAACAGGAGGAGTAGTCCCTATGAGCCGTTATAAAACAAAAGACTACTCCAACCGCCGGGAATACCTGGACTGGCTGGCGGAGAGGTACGGCGTGGACAGGGCCGATGTGGTGCTGCTGGCCTCGATCCTGGGGACCGACCAGGACTTTGACGGCCTCCCGTCCACACTGGCCGACCTGCCCGCCGCCAAGCACACCCAGGGGGCGGTTTTCCCCACGGATCGTCCCAAACGAGCAAAACTCCCCTCAAATTGAGGGAAGTTTTCAATAAAACGCCACGACATAAAGGAGGAAAACGACTATGGCAGACCCCAAGAAAAACCCTTTGATCGGAGCGTTCCGCGCCCCGGTCCCCGGCGCGCCGCCGGACACACCCGCGCCTCCAGAGGCGGGAAAACCGCCTGCCGCTGGAGCCGCCAAGCCTATCGACGAGAAGAAAGGACAGGAGGCCCCCAAGGCCCCTGCGGGCACTACTCCCAAGCCCGCTGATGGGAAGAAGGAACCGGACAGACTCCCAGCATAAATCCAGCGGACGACCGGTAAACAAAGCCAGTATCACCGGCTTTCCGGTAGCCACCAGTGCC